ATGAGCTGGTTTCACACCACCGGTGGAATGAGTCTCATGGAACAAATGTTACACACGCTATCGTAACTTTGTCCATGCACAGGCTGGTCATTGGGGCTAGGCTTGGGGAGATCGTAGATCACATAAATGGGAACGGCTTAGACAATCGCAAATGTAATTTGCGTAGATGCACTAGGTCTGAGAATAAGATGAATGTCTCTAAGAAGCGGGGCAATTACAGTAGTTTGTATAAAGGAGTCTCATGGGATAACAGTGTAAGGAAATGGCTGGCGCGGATACAGGTTGCTAAAAAAAATATGCGGTTAGGTTACTTTAAGTGCGAACAAGATGCTGCTTTAGCGTATAACGAGGCCGCGACAAAATACTATGGGGCGTTTGCTAAACTAAATGAGTTTTGAATCGGGGCTGCAGACCAACGTAATTAAATATCTGCGAGCCAAGGGTGCTATAGTAGATAACATTCAGGGCAATGAGTATCAGGCATCTGTGCCAGACCTTTTAGTGGGCTACAAAGGATACTATATAGCCTTAGAACTCAAAGCTCCGAACGGTATTTTAAGTCCGGGACAGCGACGCAGGCTAATCAAGATTCAAAAAGCTGTTAACATTGGAGAGTGCATTCATGGAATCAAAAAAGTCAAGCAAATCATTGAAACAATCGACCGTGGCGAGGTCTGGGGTAACAGCGACTATCGACGGTAAAGACTTTCATCTGGGATATTCAAGAATATCCTGCTTTCAAGGATGCCCTAAAGCGTACAAATACGGCTACATTGACGGCATCAGAACTCCGGGCGGGCTGCCCATGCGCCGGGGCACGGCCTACCATAACTCTTTGGAGTTCCTGCTGAACTACAAGCTGGCTAACAGTGGTGACTTGATCTCCCTGGAGCGGGCGGAGAAGGCAGCCATCAGGATGGCTAAGGCTGAGAGTCTGACACCCTCAGAGATATACAAGGTCATCGACGCCGTGCGATTCTACTATGCAGAGATGTATCCCCAGCACAGGCCGGTTGCCGTGGAGCAAGACTTCACAGTGACCCGTGGTGGAGTGAAACTCACGGGTCGAATCGACCTTGTGCAGGCAGATGGGCAGGTCGTTGACCACAAGTTCAGCTATGACAAGTGGGCAGAACCCCGTGCCAAGTATGGCTGCCAGCCCATCATATACCAGTGGGCCGGACTTGACTATCTACCCAAGAAGATCAAGAACTGGCACTACACCGGATTTGCCTACCAGATCATTCGTCTGTGGCCGAGTCCACTTATTCAGGAGATCGAGATTGACATGATTCCCCAGTGGGAGTCTGACTGGTATGAGGAGCAGATCGCGGAGATCGCCGCCTGCATTAAAGCGGGGCTGTTCCCGGCCCGACCCACGGAAAAGGGCTGCACGTGGTGTGGGCACAAGGAGCTGTGCCAGCCTCCGGTATGGAACATCCGCATGAATGACACCACGGCTGTAGACACGGGCAGTGACAGCCTTGAAGACTTCAATGATTGTTATTAGGAGGATAGTATGATCGTAGTAGGCATCGCAGGACGAAAGCGCCACGGGAAAGATACCTTGGCCGACTTTGCAATCAAGCGCCTTGAGACAGGTGGATTCACGACAGCTAAACGGCACTTCGCTGACCCGCTCAAATCAGAGGTCATTCGGATAGTGGCCGAGCATACCGGAGATGACTTTGAGGAACTTATGCAGCGGGCCTATACCGAGGAGGGCAAAGAAGAGTTTCGCCTCGGTTGGCAATGGTGGGGCACGGACATCTGGCGGCTGCGAGACCCTGAGCGTTGGATTAAGTTCATGCAGGCACAGCTTGAGGCTGATGCGGCTGCCGGGGTAGATGTGGCGTTTGTCCCCGATATGCGATTCCCAAACGAGGCCGATCTGGTCAAAGAGATGGGCGGCTATAATGTGCGTATTATACGCCCCGGACTTGATGATGGTGACGGCCACGCCTCCGAGCACGCCCTGGACAATTATCAGGGTTGGGACTCCAAGATTCTGAACGATGCAGACCTGGCCGCTCTTGAACATAGGGCCATTATTATGCTGGGAAAGATAGCGTGGGCACGCACCTCCGCTGGGAAACGAGTATAGATGAGACGGGCCATCCTGCCAATTAGTGCTATGATTCTATGTAGGGGCAAGTTCCTTGTGAGTGAGCTTGCCCCCGGCGACCGGGTGCAGGGTTTCGACTATAGAAACAAACGGCTGGCTATGGGCACTATCCTAGCAGTGACCCCGGTTGCCCCGGCGCAAAGGGTCTTGGTCCCTATCACACGGTATAAGATGGTCCCTGTGACCAGGGAGACTGTGGGCCTGGCTGCAAACGGCCTTGAGCAGCCCGTAATGAACACCCGGAACGCCCTGGGCTTCTGCCAGGACAAGATGAAAGTGGTTGATCGAGAGCTAGGATGCGCAGTAGAGTTTGACGAGTTGGTAGAGGCCGTGGAACTCCAGTGGGAGTGGCCGGAGTATATCTGGTTCGAGGGCATCCTAGTAGGAACGGAATTATGATAAGTACAACAGATGATATAGTACAGCAATTGGTAGCCCGGTTCCTTGAGAACCCCGATGAGGGCGAGGCTCTGGCCCGCGAGTACGGCCTATGGGACGTGCTTTACAATACCGTGTTCCACCCCCTCCAGCTTCAGTGTTGCCGGGAGGATGTCAATGCCTTTATCGAGTATTGCTTCGTTGACCCTGACACCAAACAACATGTCGAACAGCAACCATTCCATAGGGAATGGCAAGAACTCATTACCCAGAATAGCCGTGTGCTTATAGTAGCTCCCCGTGGGCATGGAAAGAGTTACCAGGTCATCGGTCGGGTTGTCTGGGAGCTGGGCCACAACCCGGACCTGAGAATTAGAATCGTATCAGTTGGTGACGACCAAGCCAAAGAAATCCTTGGACTCATTAAAGACTTCATAGCTGATAGCCCCGAAGTGCATGAGGTATTCCCTGATCTGGAGATAGACATACCAAAGGGCAACAGGATGACTGACTTCTTCGTGAAGCGCAACATCAAGCAGAAAGACGCCTCTGTAAACGCTGCTGGTGTGCTGTCCGCAGGGGCCGGGGGCCGAACCGACCTGCTGATCTGCGACGACGTTGTGGACCTCAAAAACTCCGTCATCAACCCGGCCATGCGCGAGCAAGTTATTCGATCAATTAAAGAGACCTGGTTCTCCTTGGTCGCTGCGGGTGGGCGGATTGTATGGCTCGCCACACCATACCACGTTGCTGACGCCACATATAATGTAAAGGCGACCGGCACATTCAAGGTCTGGTGGACCCCGGCTATCGAGTATCGGAAGCACTACCTTGAAGACGGCTCACCGGAAGTTGACGAAGAGACGGGTCAGCACAAAATCACCAAACACATCCTATGGCCGGACAAGTGGTCCGAGGAGAAGTTGGAAGAACGCCGTGCAGAACTGGGAGATCGTATCTTCTCCCGCCAGTACCTTTTGAATGCTATGTCGGATGAGGAGCGGACGTTCCCGGAGAAGGCGCTTGAGCATAGCTTCGATCTCACACGAGCTGAGGTTGGTGACGATGTAGATGATGAGTGGCCGACATTCGGCGGGGTGGACTTGGCTTCGGCCCTGGGCAAGAAGAATGCCTGGACGGTTATCTGGACCATAGCCAAGAACCCCTACGATAACAAGTTCTACCTCAAGGAGATGTATCGCAGGAGAATGTCGTTCCCAGACATCATTCAGGCTATCTTGACCCAGTATCACCGGCATCATTGGCGGCTCTGCAAGGTTGAGAATAACGCTTTCCAGCAGGCCGTCATAGACGCCATCGCGGAGAAAGATCGGAGCATTCCCGTAGAACCATTCACCACGGGCCAGAACAAGGCCAATGAAAAGGTGGGTCTGCCGGGAATGGCGGTATCATTTGAAAAGAGTCAGTGGTCTATACCGGCTGCGCGATTCCCCCTTGCGCCGGATGACGCTTCAACCATCGCTACTGTGATGAATGAACTTCGCACACATCCGGGCGGCGAGTTCTCAGATACCATCATGGCCTTATGGTTTGCCTGGTCTGCGGCAACTACGGGGTCCGGGGGTTTCGAGGATGCGTGGCTGGAGTCCCAGAAGGTAGCCTAGCATTTATCTGGCAGTTGTGATATAATGCATGTGAGTATACTTCTCAATAGGAGACTTAGATTATGGCAAGCCCAATTGGTTCCAATAGGAATCCTTCACCCATAGGTGCTTACGGCGGTATGTCCGGGTCCAACGACCGTGTGGCCTCTCCGTCTTGGGCACGAAAGTTAGGCAGAGTTCTCAAGACGATCTTCGACCCGGAGACAGCAACCCCTGGGCATCCGACGCCCCATCCTGTGCCGAACATCGGAGATAACTACGTCTCCACGGGAATCACAGACACCACAACAATCACCTACATGGCGAACGCCTGGCGGGTCTACCAGAATCGCAAGTCTATCTATCAGGACATCGAGCGGATGGACTCAGAGGACGAGATCGTAGCGACCGCCCTGGACATCATCGCTGACTGCTCCGTGAACTACGCAGAGACGGCCAAACCCACTGATCGTTTCAAGATTCGGGCCAAGACCGACAAGGCGCAGCTTGTGCTGGACAACCTGTCCAGACGCCTCAATCTGCCGAGTGAAATATGGTACATCTGCCGCGATATGGTCAAACAGGGCAATGACTTCCGCGAGGTAGTTATCGACCGGCAGGCCATGAAGATCGTCGCTTTTAAGCAGACGGTCAGCTACCAGATTTACCCCAAGACCAATGCCAAAGGCGACAAGTGCCCCGGCTGGACCCTCAAGACCGATGGTGATGTGTTCACCGGGAAAGAGTATGACCTGGAAGAGTGGCAGATCATACCGTTCATCTTTGGCACAAAGCGTGGCTACTTGTCCATCCCTCCGCTGGCTCCAGCCCGGAGAAACTGGATTCGATTGGCAAAGATGGAAGACGGCATGGCTATTGCCAGGCTCGTGCGAGCCTATGATAAGCTCGTCCACAAGATTCCGGTTACGAAAGAGATGTCCACCGATGAGATCATGACGCGAATCAGAATCCACAAGGACTCTGTGACTAAGCGCCGAATCCTGGACTCTAGTGGCCTTGTCACTCAGGTCGATGCCCCGCTTGACGTAGCGACAGACTTCTACCTCCCGGACGTTGGCGATGGTAGAGGCGGCATAGAGTGTCTGACTGCGAACAATGCGCAGCTCGGCAACCTGAACGACATCATCTATCACCGCGAGAAACTGTTGAGTCGATTACAGGTTCCCATTGCTTACCTACAGATCACTACGGCGCAGAAAACCCACGTATCAGCGGGCCAGGCCAAAGGCGCAAACGTCGAGATTCAGTTCGCTCGTATGCTCCGACGTGTGCAGCGACATCTCCTGGAGGGCCTGCGCCGACTGTGCGACATGGAGTTGATGCTGAATGGCATCACGCCGGATGAAGACCTGTATGAGATCGAACTTACACAGATCAACACCAAAGACCTGCGTGAGGATGCCGACATCGAACTGACGTATGCACAGGCTGCAGTCTACTTCGTGGAAGCGTTTGGCACGGTCCCGCCTGAATTGCTGGCGGACAAGTTCTTGCACCTGAATCCTGAACAACAGAAGATCATGGACGTGTGTATGACTAAGTATGCAGATCGCATTCAGACTGCACGGGTCAAGAAGCTGGAGACGGACGCCAAGCCTAAGCCTGCCGGTGCTGGTGGTTTCGGCGCTTCGGGTGCTACGGGCAATCAACCCAAGGGCCTGGCTGCGCGAGGGGCTGAGCAGAAGGGCAAGGCTGTCAAACCAAAAGCGGGCCAGTCCGATGAGACCGTGCCTATTGACACTTTGGTTGATATAGTGTATGCTGTTACTGAGGAACTGCACCAGGATATGCGTGATGAAGGTATCCTAGTGCCAGACGACGTTGACGAGAGCTACAGGACTGCGCTCAGAACAAACCTGGAAGCATTCGCCGGAAAGGTA